CAACTAATGTAATGCGTAAAGTAAAAGCAATGATGGCACGGGCACGGCACAAGAACACCCCTCCAGCAGAAGCACGAGTCGCAGAACAAAAAGCACGAGAGTTCATTGGGAGATACCGCCCAGACCTTGCTGAAAACGATAACTACATAAGAGGACTTCGTTCACGTTCAGGGTTGGCGTCTCGCCGACCACCGTCAATGCCAGAAAATATGAAACAAGCAGTATTGAAAGAAAAATACAAGAGCACTTTTAAGCAATATTTTGACATTCAAGACGATATGCCAAAACCTGAAAACTTTTTCCCTGATTTGGGTGGTACTGCGGAAGAAGACAATTTGGCTCTTATAGAGGCGGGCAAGAAGTATGACGAGGCAACTCAATCTTGGCGTGATAATAACGAAGCAAGACAAGAACAACTAACTCGTATGGTCGGCTATATGGACGACCTACTTGATGAACTAAACAAAACCGCCGATGAAGACTTGGTCTCAAGAATTGGCAAACTAAACACACAACTATCTCGGGGCTTACTTTCTCAGTATGAGTATTACAGTTATCTATCAACTTTGATGACAAATCACGAACCTGCCATTAGAACTGATACGAATCGTGGAGTTATGTCTCGGGGGCAAGTTGGGGGTCTACGCTCACGATATACAGCACCACCATCAAATATGAAGTTTAGACGAGACGAATCGCTAATCAGAAAACGAGTTGAGGAACGCTTAAAAGACCTTCTTGCTCTTAAGCAATATAAAGAAATGAACCCGCAACAAGAAGCATTAAAACAAAAATATATCGAACTTTATAACCAGAGCGTATCTGACGGGAAGACTGAAGCAGAAGTTGCTCGCCTGCGGGCTCTTATGGATGAAGCACTAAGCGAGTTGACCGCATCTGACTCAGAATTAACCAAAAGAATAAATGAAGAAAGAATTTCAAATCAAGGTCGCGATGTTATGCGATATCTATATGGTAATTCTTCCGAGAGAGCACAAATGGCTTTGAATCGGATGATTGTTGCTATTCTTCAAGATGATTCAAAATTAAAACAAAATAGAGAAGATAAACGCAATATGATTATAGAACTTGCTTCTGGGGTGAGTTTGGAAAGAATTGCCAGAAGGTATGGGGTGTCCACCACAACTGTGCAGAAATTAAGTAAAAAATATAACGAAATTATTGAATCAAGAGAAAAAGAAACAGCCAGCCAACAATTTGATTCACAATCAGTAAGTGATTTTGTGGCTGACAAAATAGAGTTAGACCGCTTGGCGAATATGACCTATCCAGAGATTGCTAAAAAATACAACCTAACTGTCACGCAGGTTGAATACGTTTTGCGAAAATTGCGTGATATTAAGAGACCAGAACGCCAATTTGCTAAACGGAATAGGGAAATCTTAAAACTTCATCTAGAGGGCGCGACTAATGAAGAATTAGCGTCTAAATTCAAAATATACCCATCAACAATAAAACTAATCATTAGAGAAGAAAAGAAAAACAAAAATCGCGAAGAGAAGTCCGCATTCTCTCCGTTATGGGTGCGTTTGGCTGTAGACCCTTTCCATAACGAAATGCCAACGAATGATTACGAGATTAAAGGCGCATACACTCAGCCAGTCCTACGCAATCGCCTTAAGAACCAGATAATGCGTAGTGGTAAAGGCGGGGCCCCTGGCCAATGGTCTGCACGCAAGGCGCAGTTGCTTGCAAATGAATACCGCAAAGCAGGTGGGGGCTATAAAACCAACCGCCCCTCACGCACTCAGATGACTGTGAAGAAGTGGAACAAAAAGACGTTCAAAAAGAAACTTGGCGACGAGATTGGTCGCAAGTATGTACGGGTAACAAAAACAATCAAAGAACGCCAAGAGCGAGAAAAGAAAAAGAATGATAGATGACATTACGGTTCTAGCCGAATTACGGTTCTACCCACCGCTCTCACTCAAAGCAACACAAAAAGAATACTCAGCGTTGATTGGTGGGCAAGAGATAGATAAAGCGCAGACGAAGTTTAAGAAAGAAATTGCTGAGGCACAGCGCTATCGTGTGTTGTCGATGCGTAGCCCTGATGTTGCCCTACGGATGTATATTCAGGACAATCCCAAAATGAAACAAAATCAGTTTGAAGAGTTTTTACCTTAGCCGAGTCTCGCACTTCATACAAAACTCCGACCACGGGTAGATTTTGCGATGTTCCATTGGGTGGGGGCAGTCAAGAATGTCAGTTGCTTTTTTGTTCATTGTCTCACGGAATAGTTGCGACAAAGTAACCCCTTCTTTCTCAGCAGCAGCCTTCCAACGGTCTTTCTCCTCTGGGGTCGTGCGTATGAGTACCTGCGCGCCCGCGGGGCCGTCATCTTCCTTGTTGATTGGCTGAACCGTCATAGACATCGTTTCAACTACTTTGTCCATCGCCGCTTTCAAGTTGTCTTTGCTCATCAGAATCTCCTTTATCAACTATCTCACCGTCAACAATAGCCTTTGAACCAAGCATCTGGGCGACAGTTTCTTTTGGTAGGACACCCGAAACCCCCATAATTTTCAAGAGTTCACGTGCTTCTGTCTCTGCGTCAAAACTAAGGTGAGGAGTCTTCATACTTTCTTGACCTGCTAGGGTCGCACGGATTGGCTGGGCATCACGGGTGTTGATATCCATTTGTACGTTCACGTTGTTCTGTTCCATGCCCAATAACTTTGACCGTCTATCCATAATGCCCAAAACCTGTTGGATTGCCTTAAGGTCTGGTTCAACTTGGACTTCTGTGCCGTCATCAAGAGTTACTTTCCTATGTTGAGTCAGTGGCCAAATTGCGGCCTGTAACCCATCAAGTCTTTCAAGTTCCATTCTTAATACTTCAGGATACGCCATGTGTGTCTCACGGTTTAACTTCTCTAAGGTGCGGTTAATTGCGTTTGACACCACCTTGGGGGAAACACTAAATCTTCTGCCAATTTCCGCTACTGACATACCTGCTTGTCGCATCTTGAAGATACGCGAGTCCCGCTCTGCGAGGAACTCCCTAGACGCAACCTTGTTGTTTTCACTCATGTAGATGTTGTAGAGAACGCAACTACCTCAAACGGGAATCGTTTCCCTCGTTTGATGATTGTCGGCCATTGACGTTCATCACGGGCTCCTCTGAAATGTCGCACATCGTAATGATAGGGCATACCTGTGGGGTCGGGTTGTAACGCTATACCAAACTCAGGCCAGCGAGACCAAACTGCTGAACCGAATGGTCGTAACTCTCTAGAGGTCATTGAAGTTCCAAGTGGAGCGTGATGCTCTAACCACATGGCGCACTTATAAACATCACGAATCACGTCTAGATACCTTGCCATNTCAATTGCGACCGCTTCTGATGTTCTCCCGCCTGGGTCAATGAATGACTTATATAAAGGACCCATGATTAAGATGTCGGGCTTAATCTTGTCCATGTGTTCTTCAAACACAGCCCTGTCATCGGCACGGAGTAAATCAAAACCTTGTGGTTTAATCAACAAATGAGACTGATGATTGGGTAATCTGCCAACTGCAGCGGCAGCCCCGTAGATAGAACGTGAAGTTCTACGGATAATTCGTTCAGGGTTCTCAAGGTCAATAGACAATGTCGTCATTGCTTTAATTGGTTGAAAGGTGAATGGGTGGACACCAGCGCCCACACAGATTGACACCTGTCTCGCAAGCATGGTTTTACCAACACCTTCGGCTGCGACTACTATGACTCGCTCGCCTCGCTCTAACAAGCCAGGAATTACCCAATCGTAATTATCGTTATCCGACTCTTTAATAAAAGTAGACCAATCAACTAGACGACCAACATCTATCGGCTTTGTGGATTGCGACCTTGCAATTGCTAATTCGGCTTTAAGTAGTTTCTGTGTATCAGTGATATCGGTTCGTGTTAGTAGCGAAATAATTGAATTCACCGCTGATAACTCTGCGCTCTCAATCGGGGCTGGCGATGCGTCAATGATTTCATCAGGGGTTGCAGGTAGTGAATTGATATCAAACACTTCAAGTTCATCAATAGTCCCACCTGAGTTGAGGTGGTCTGTTATGTCCTTGCCTTTTTTACACTTCCAAACCTGTACATCGCACCCTACTTCTTGCAGTGCTTCAAAGACTTCAACTGCATGCTGACGACCAGGAGCGTCATCATCTACCACGATGTCAACTGTCGCTCCGCTTAAACTTGCTGTATGTATTTCATTCCAAGTACCAGCACCGTTAGGCATTGTTGTCGCGACAATCCCAAGTTTCATTAAAGTGTCTGCGTCTTTTTCGCCCTCAACAACAAAGATTGGTTTTGCGTCGGCGATTGCTTTTACAACAGCAGGTAAATTGTAGAGTACACGAGGGGTGTCTCCCAGTTTGTAATCCCAACCACCCTTGCCGTCAGGTTTTCGCTGTCTAAATGTTTTCACTCCACTCTTATTTACATAACGCAACTTCTGGAACAATAGAGTCCCGTCTTGCGAGTAGTACGGGTAAGTCGCTACGAGTTTGAGTTCTTCTTTTATTTTTGGTGGGTAAAGGTCGGACAAATTTAAGCCCATACTTTCGCATGCTTTTTCTGCCGTACACCCACCTGCATGACAATACACAACAATTTTTCCATCTTTGCCCTCGGAAACAGAAAAAGATGGATTGTCGTCATCATCTCTGCAAGGGCATTTTGCTTGGAAGCCACCCGAGACACTGACTACACCATCCAAGCGGGACAACACCCGCTGAAGTTGAACTGAGTTACCTGTCATCCCTTGACCAACTTGAGGTAATTTACTACTATTGGATTACTNAATAGATGAGACACATCGGATGCGTTTTTCATTAACGAATTCATCATCGGACGACTTATNCCTCGCATGTTTTGCCCAATACCACCTTCACGGGCGCACTTAATGTCCAACATCTTTCGCATGTACATGCGCTCGGCTTCGGTAGTCCCACCCCAAATACCAAATGGTTCTGCTTTGACGGCATAATCCAAACATTCTGCTTGGTTCTCACACGACGAACAAATCTTTATTGCTTTATCGGAGTTGAATTTGGCTTCTCGCCTCTCTGGGGCTTTAGCATCTCGTCGCAATACTGCAAACCAAAACACGGGGTTATGTCCCTTACACGCAGGGTTGGATAATTTAGGTAGCGGGACTTCGCACGGCTCTATCTCGGGTACGTAATCTTTTTTAACCGCTGGTTCTTCCCCTAACACTTCAACACAAAAGTTTTTAAGACGTTCTTTTCCGACGTGCAACATGAACGCAACATTGTCGTACGAATACCCTGCGTTTCGCAACTCTCGTATCTCATCCATTTGCTCTTGCGTGAATGTTTTCTTTTGAGCCCCGCGCATTTTTACCCCCATGAAACAATTTATGTTTGAGTTATTCTACGCACATCCGCAGGAGAAAGAAAGACTTTCACATAATTTATTTTAGTTAAACCATTGACATCAGTTGCGACAACATCTACTTGCTCAAGTGGGACTTTAAACTCGTGGGCGATTTGTCCCTTGACACGACCAATTTCTGTTTCCACTTTTAAAAACATTTCATCCAAACTGTCGTTGATTGGGGTCGGAGTTGCAAGTGCTTTTATCTCAATTTGCTTGAACCTTGAACGCAAACACCATGCGCANGCAATTTTNGGCGCAGTAGATGCACGGGAACGGATTTCGCTATGTCCGCATTCTAAAATGTGTTCGTATTTAACTTTCCCCCAAGCCCCGTTTCGCCGTATTTCAACTATTTTCCTACGGGGGGCTTGACGGTGTTCTGTTGTCATAATTCCTTGTTACGGGTAGTATAAGTTATATGAACCTCTCACAAACGGAACCACACAATAAAAAAATAAACCCCCCAGCATTTAAAATTGCCGTAGGGGTTTACTTTGTAAGCGTTGGGATAGCGATTGGTGTAATTATCTCGTTTATCTACAACTTAATATTTTAATTCGTGCAACTTCTCTGAATTGCTTAACGAATTAAGGTATTAGAACGGTTCTGACTCATCAACACCGACCGCAACAGCGGGGCGTGTGCGTGGTGATGCAACTTTATTGGTTGCCTTTGGGGCAACATTGGCTTGTTGGTTGTCTGACTTGACACGACGCTCAATTGTTTCTAACGAACGGGTGGCAATTCCAATTTCCTCTGCGATTAAGTCAACGACTGAACGCTTGTTGCCTTCTTTGTCGTCATATGAACGCTGTTCAAGACGACCTGTAACAACAACACCGACGCCTTTTTCAAGAACACGGGCTGTATTTTCTGCAAGATAACGCCATGCGGTTACGTTGAAGAACGATGTCTTCTCCACTTTTTCTCCTTGGGCATCTGTGTACCCTTGGTTAACTGCTACTCCAAACGATAGGCGCGCAGCCCCGTTTGTTGCGAACGTAAGTTCTGGGTCTTGCGTTACGTTCCCGCTGATTGTGATTGCTGATGTGGACATAATTACCTTTCTTTGTGTGAGATAGAACTGTATCACTTAATTTGAGGTTGCGCAACTGCTTTATTACGGGTAGACTGTTAGTTATGACAACTAGTACCATCACATTGCCCGAAGCAAAATTAAATATTCATAAGCACTTAACCGAAATACTTATTTCGTTGGTTTGGAACGGCGAGGAAACTCCTGTTACTCCCGACGACAAGCGAGATGCCGAGGATTTGGTTTCACTAATCATTGAAGCACTTAGTTTGGAAGTGGTTTCCACTTATTCTGATGGCAATATCATGTGCTCTATCAACACAACAAAGAAAGAGGTATAAATATGAAACCGAAACTTGACCTAACAGGCTTGAGTGAGTCCGAAGCGCAGGAAGCCCGTGATAAGCACGAGGACTGGATGCAGGCTCAAATTGCAGACTACATGAGTAAGGGACTTCTCGACGAGATAACCGACGAACAAGCCGAGGCATTGGAAGAACTATTTGAGCGTCTTAACTAGACGACGATAAGGAAACGCATTTATTGTTGAGGTGTGAAGCGGGACTAATTGGTTCATTTGCCCGTAGCCTCCCGCCAAAACAATGACGGTTGGAATGTTTTTAAGCAATTTGGCAACCATACGCTCTCGTTTTACGACCGTCTTCGCACTTAACTGCGGGAAAATGTCCACCCCAGCGTTGTATAGGACGATGTCTGTGTTGTCTGATGTGATGTGGGTAGTGATTGTCTCCTCAACAAGATTTAGGTACTCTTCGTCCCCCATTGAGTGATTCATTTGTGGGACGTAATAGAAGTCGTTGTAGTTAATCGGGTCGTTTGGTGTGTAAGTATCAAACGGCTCAATGGAGATGTCAATTTGACGCAAGTTGGTGTTGCCTTTTGCGCGCTGTTCTCTAAAGAACTGATAAGTACCACCACCGCAATGGGCGTCAAGGTCAAGAACTGTTACCCGCTTGTTGTGGTGCATGGATGCGTAGATAGCCCCGATTGCTAGCGAGTTAATCGTACAGAAACCACGACCTGATTTGGGTGTGGCGTGATGAAGCCCACTTGATAGCGATACTGAGACATTATCCCCCGACACGGCATCATCTATTGCGCTCAATATGCCAGCCGTTGAGTTGGCGACCATTTCATAAATGCCATAATCCCACTTAAACCCACTTGATTCTGCGAGTTTGAGATTGTCTCCATACTTCAGAGCGTGAAGATAATGTCTTTCGGTGTAACTCCCAATTGCTGAATTCGCTAATTCAAGCATCTTAATCGGGTCTTTGATTGTGTAACCTAATTTTTTTAGTTGAGTGGCAATAAAAAATGATTTTTTTGTGGTCTCAAAACTAAAAAGTGGTGCGTTGTATTGTGAATTGTAGTAGATGTTCATATGTGGCTTAATCTAACTTGCGCTGATGCGCAAACCAACCTTACTTGTCCCAGTTAGCACTGCTGTTCATAGACTCACGGGGCTTAAAAATGTTTTCGTCTAAAAAATTGGTTTTAATTTCTTGCCAGCGTGTTTTGTCTTGTCTGTGTTTGTATGTGAGTTTCATTGTTTGCCAAAAAACAAGTGCGCCAATAATCGCAAAAACGATATTGGGTTGAATATTGAGTTGTATGTCCATAAATTTAATCCTAACGGTTATAAGGGATAATAACAACCCCGATTTGGGGTCTGCCTAAGATGCTGTGTAATTTGCGAGTTCTAGTTTGATTCGTAACTCGGCTATTGTGTGATTCAATTCTTTTATTTC